GACGGCGCTAGGGACGACGCCAATCGGCGGCGTGACGCTGTTTCACGGCCGGGTGTCGACGGTCGACCAGGTCGGGCGCACCAGCGCGACGATCACCGTGGCCTCCGACCTGGTCGTGCTCGATTACGACATGCCGCGCAACCTCTATTCGCCGACCTGCCTGCACACGCTCTACGATTCCGGCTGCGGCGTGCCGCGCGGCACCTATGCGGCGAACGGAACGGTCGGCACCGGTTCGACGGCGACATTGATCGCTTTCGCCGGCGCGCTCGCGAGCCATGCGCAGGGTTCGATCGTGTTCACTTCGGGCGTCAACGCCAATCTTCGCGCGACGGTGAAGAGCGTCGTCGCCGGCGCCTCGCTCAACCTGATCTATCCCCTGCCTTCGCCGCCCGCGACCGGCGACGCGTTCACCATCTACGCCGGCTGCGACCACACCCAGGCGACCTGTTCGTCGCGCTTCGCCAACCTCGCCGCCTTCCGCGGCTTCCCGTTCGTGCCGCCGCCGCAGATCGCCTACTGAGCGGTCGGCAGTTTCCCTCGTAGAGCGCGGAAGAGCGGTCGACGCACGCCGATTCGGGGCGGAACCAGGGATCGGCGCTGATGAAATCGGTCCAGTCGTCGCTCAAGTCGGCGTCCCCCTCCTGAACATGCGAGCGGTGAGCGCTCCGCTTGCGATGGCCTTTGTGGTCGACGCCCCGTCGTTCGGAGCGCGCGACCGAATTCCGATCGCGCGTAGTGCCGGTCCTCGCTAAAGGCGCTGTCGCGAGAAAATGACGTCGAGCGCAAAATTAGGAACATGGCGCTCTATCCGATTTAGGGTTGGTGTCGCCCCATTCGCAACCAGCCACGCGCCTGGGAGGGTTTCGTGCAAACGGACGCAGTCGAAGGTAGCAAAGACGGGTTTGAAGTGTCCAAAAGGGCAATTGAGGTCACGCCCGATATGATCGAGGCTGGATGCAACGCCCTCAGTCGCTTTTTTGTGTTCGAGTTGGATCGGCCGGAGGTGATTGTAACTTGCGTTTTCTTGGAGATGATCGCTGCGCGTGAGACCACGGCGGTCCCATACGGATAAAACTTGGAGGACTACCGCCCGGTTTACGGGATAGCTCCTCAAACAAACCGTCGGCCAGGAACTCAATCGCGCGGACGAATTTTTCACGGGGCGATACGGGTGGAGGACGGCCTTCGTAAGAGATGTGCAGAGGGTACCACAGAGCGGCGCACTTCGCCGACACATCTGGCCTGTCAAAGTCAATGGCTTCGGCAGAATGCGCGAATGCATTGCGTATTTCACGAAGTATGCAAAGATCAAGGTAGGCACCGGTTCCTATAATTTCCAAAGCGAACGCGAGCACTATGCGTGCCGAAAATTCCTGAAGCGGTCCTCTGTTCTCAAACAGTAATGTACTTATATCTTCTAAAGGTCTAATTCTTTTTTCAATCACGGAGCGCAGGAGCAAATCAAGAAAAGCCGTGCCAGCAATTGCCGCTCCGCGGGAGGTCTGAGCGTTAATCTCAGCCATCGCGGCGACAAAGTAAGGTTTTGGTAAGTCAAGGTGGCGCCTGGCTACGCTGATTCTTTTGCTCATAGCACTTAGGTTGGGCGTCAACCCTCCAGGAAAAACGGGTCGTCAATACAAGTACCGGCTGCTGTTGTCACCTTGTCCGACCAGTGACCACGAGCAGAAGCTCCGCGCTACCGCTGATTTGTTCAGCATCCACCCTCGCGCCGCGAATGTCGAGAGGCGACGCTGCCGCAACACAATGCCATCGGAGCCCCCATGGAAGAACTCGCCGCCCGCGCCGCCATCGTCGCGGCGGCGCGCGAATGGATCGGCACGCCCTATCATCACATGGCCGACGTCAAGGGGGTGGGGTGCGATTGCGCGATGCTGCTGGTGCGCGTGTTTTGCGATCTTAAGCTGGTCGAGCCGTTCGATCCGCGCCCCTATGTCAAGGACTGGCACCTGCATCGCGGCGAGGAGCGCTATCTCGATGTCCTGCTGGCGCGCGCGCATGAGGTCGCCTCGCCGCTGCCCGGCGACGTAATCCTGTTCAAGTACGGCCGTTGCTTCTCCCACGGCGGCATCGTCACGCGAAGCGATCCGCTGACGATCGTGCACGCGTTTCATCCGGCGCGCGTCGTGCTGGAGGAAGAAATCGCCCGCAACGCCGAGGTCGCCGCGCGGCTGCACGAGGCGAAGTTCGCCAGCTACTTTGCGGCGAGTGGCGAATAGCGAATGGGGAAGGCGCGCCAGCGGGTCGACCCCTATTCGCCACTCGCCACTCCCCATTCGCCGCTCCGAAGGAGCCCCAATGAGCTGGTTTCGCCAGAAGACTGGCCAGAAGCCCGACTACACCGGGCTGCAGTTGCAGACCTCGGTCAACACCCTGCCGATTCCGATCGTCTGGGGCCGGACCAAGCTCGCGGCGAACGTGATCTGGTACGCCAATTTCCAGACGCACGGCGGCGGCGGCGGCAAGGGCGGCATCTTCAAGTCGCCGACCAACGGCTACTCCTACACCGCCGACCTGATCATGGCGCTCAGCGAGGGACCGGTCTCCGGCATCGGCGTCATCTGGCGCGACCAGTCGACCTATACGCTCGCCCAGCTCGGCCTGACCTTCTTCGACGGCGCGACGCCGCAGACGACGTGGGGCTATCTCCAGGCGAATTATTCGATCGAGGCGCTCGCCTATCAGGGCACGGCCTACGCCTGCGCCGCGAGTTATCAACTCGGCGACAACGCCGACATCGGCAACCACAATTTCGAGATCGTCGGCGTGCTCGCCGGCACCGGGATCAACGGCGTCGACGCCGATCCGGCTCAGGTCGTCGCCGATTTCCTGACCAATCCGCAATACGGCGCGGGCTTCTCGGCCGCCAGCATCGACGCGGCGACGCTGTTCGGTTCGGGCGGCGATGCATCCTTGCAAACCTATTGCAAGGCGATGGGCGTCGCGTTCAGCCCGTGCCTGACCGACCAGGAACAAGCGTCGAGCATCCTGACGCGCTGGCTGCAGCTCCTCAACTGCGCCGCGGTGTGGAGCGGCGGCATGCTCAAATTCATTCCCTATGGCGACGCCGCGATCGCCGCCGGCGACGTCGCGAAGACGGTGCAGACCGTCGTGCCGACCCCGGCGCAAGAGGGTTCGGGCGTGACGCCGCCGCCCTCGATCCTGGTCTGCGGCGCCGCCGAATTCGTCGCCGACGGCGGGGTGAAATACGCCTTCACCGGCGCCGCGCTGAGTTATATCGGCGCGAGCGCGCCGTCGGCGGCGGGGACCTACGGAATCTCGCCGGCGGGAACCTATCTCTTCGCTGGCGGCGACGAGAGCAAGGTCGTCTCGATCGCTTTCACCTATGCCGATCCGACGAGCTACGTCCCGGATCTGACGCCGATCTACAATCTGACCGATCTCGATTTCGTCGACGAGAAGGGCAATAAGGACCCGGTCCAGGCCTCGCGCGTCGATCCGTTCTCGCTGCCGACGGTCCAACGCCTCGAATGCCTGTCGCGCGTCAACCAGTACGGCGCCATTCCGGTCGAGGCTCGCGATCAATCGCAGATCGAACTCTACGGCCCGCGTGTCGGCTCGACGATCCAGGCCCATGAAATCTGCGACGAGATCGTCATCGGACCGATCGTTGCGCAGACCATCCTTCAACGTCAGCTCTATGTGCGCGCCCACTTCACTTTCAAACTGTCGTGGGAGTATGGCCTCATCGATCCGATGGACGTGGTGGCGATCACCGACGCCAATCTCGGGCTCGTCGATTATCCCGTCCGCGTCACTTCGATCGAGGAGGACGACAAGGGCCTGCTGACGGTCACGGCGGAAGAGCTGACGGTCGGCGTCTCGACGCCGGTCCTCTATCCGAATTCGGGATCGAGCGGGTTCTTGCCCAATCAGGGGGTCCCGGCCGATCCCGTCAACACGCCGCTGATCTATGAACCGCCGCCGGCGCTCACCGGCGGAACGGCGCAGGTGTGGGTCGGCGCGTCGGGCGGCGCCGGCGGCGTCGCCGATCCGAACTGGGGCGGCGCCTACGTCTGGGTCTCGCTCGACGACGTCACCTATTCGCAAGTCGCCGTCATCGCCCAGCCGCTGCGCCAGGGATTTCTCACCGCCGCGCTGCCGGCGGCGAGCGGCTGGAATTCGAACGACGCGTTGAGCGTCAACCTGGCGGAAAGCGCGGGCGTCCTCTCCGGGACTTCGCAGACGTCCGCGCAGCAGGGCGCCACACGCTGTCTCGTCGACGGCGAACTCCTCGCCTACGAAAGTGCGACGCTGACGGGGACGAACGCCTACAAACTCGCGGGATTGCAACGCGGCCTCTACGGCACGGCCGGCGCGCCGCATTTGTCCGGGGCGCCGTTCGCCCGGCTCGACGCCGCCGTCGCGACGTACGATCTGCCCGCCAATTACGTCGGCGCGGCGCTGTATTTCAAGTTTCAGAGCTTCAACATCTTCGGCGCCGGCGTGCAAAGCCTCTCCGCCTGCGAGGTCTACAGTTACGCGCCCGCCGGCGCGGGAATCGCCGATCCGATCGCCGCGCAGCTCGCCGGCGGAATGCCGCTTGACCTCGGCTTCGTCAACCTCGCTCCGGCCCTCGTCGACGATTTCGGCACGGTCGGGCCCGGCGTCGCTCTCGGCGCCCTCGATCTCGGGACAGCGTGATGACCGAACAATTGCAGCTTCGACGCGGAACGGCCGCTCAGGTCGCCGCCTTCACCGGCGCAATCGGCGAGATCGTCGTCGACACGACGAACAATCGACTCGTCGTGCAGGATGGCGCAACGATGGGCGGCTTTGCCGCCGCGAAACTCTCCGAAATCCCATCCGGCGCGATGACCGTACGCACGGCCGTCGCCGACGCGGCGTATTCCGTTGTGACGGCCGATCGGCTCGTCGCTTACAACGCGCTCACGGCCGCGCGCGTCGTCACGCTCTGCGCGGCCTCGGCCTACCCGACCGGCACGCGGCTGATGATTCTGGACGAGAGCGGCAATTGCTCGTCGAGCAAGACGATCACCGTTAATCGGGCCGGCTTGGATTTGATCGACGGCGCGACGAGTTTCGTTATCGACGCCGCCTACGCCGGCGTCGAGATCGAAAGCAATGGCGCCAACGCCTGGACGATCCTCTCGCCCGCGCCCAACGTCATCGCTTCGTTGGTCGGCATCGGCACGGCGCCCGACCCCAACAACGTGCTTTCGGCCTACGGGGCGAGCGCGTTGTTCAACGGCGCAGGCAACTTCAACCTTACGGTCAACAAGGGCGGCACCGGCGGCGTTTCGGCCGACACCGCCTCCTTCATCTTCGAAGACGGCTTCTCCGGCCGCGCGCAAATCGGCCTCTGCGGCGACGACAACTTCCATTTCAAGGTCTCGCCCGACGGCTCGACCTGGCTCGACGCGCTCGACGTCAACGCCTCGACCGGTCAGGTCTCGTTCAACTATGGCGTCGCCGTCGGCGCGCCTGCCGGGTTCCGCAATCGGCTCATCAACGGCGCGTGCGCCGTCGACCAACGCAATAACGGGGCCTCGCAGACCATCACGGCGGGCGCCGCGCTCGCCTATACGATCGATCGCTTCTACGCCTATTGCGCCGGCGCGAACGTCGCCGGCCAGCGCGTCCCCGGTTCGGCGCCCGACCAATATCTCTACCAGTTCTCCGGCGCGGCCGGGACAAGCGCAATCGGCTTCGGTCAGCGCATCGAGACGGCCAACTGCTTCGACCTCGCCGGCCAGACCGCGACGTTGAGCGTCAAGCTGGCGAATTCGTTGCTGACCACGGTCAACTGGACCGCCTATTACGCCAACTACGCCGATGTGTTCGGCGCCTTGGCGTCGCCGACCAAGACGCAGATCGCAACGGGCTCGTTCACGGTCAATTCGACGCTGACCCGCTACAGCGCGCAGATTTCCATTCCATCCGCCGCGACGACGGGCGTCGAGATCGTTCTGAGCGTCGGCGCGCAGGTGAGCGGGACGTGGCAGATCGGCGAGCTTCAGCTCGAATTGGGCCAAGTCGCGACGGCGTTCGAACGGCGGCCGATCGGATTCGAGCTGGCTCTCTGCCAGAGATATTACACCTTGGTCGGCGCCGGCGCGAGCAATATGCCCAATGTCATAGGCTACGGGGCGGCCGGTGCGCCGGCGGCGCTGTCCGTCGCTTTGCCTGTCGCGATGCGCGCGGTTCCGACTGTGACGATTTCCGGCACGTTCGGCGTTCTCAATTGCAGCCAGCCGACTTCCGGCGGCGTCTCCGCCACTATGTTCGCGTGGACGGTGACGATCACCGCCTTGGGAACATTCCAGTGGTTTCAGGGGGCGGGCTGCTCGACCGCGCTCAGCGCGGAACTTTGATCTTTGATATGCACTCTGATCGCCGGCGCAACCGCGCGCTTTGGCCGTTGCAGGCCGTGATGATTCCCGCGCAATGAGCGGCCATCACCAACGCCGTCGCCGCGCTCGTCAATCCCGCCGTTTGGCGTCCTTCGCCCACGGAACGAACACCATACGGGCCGACTCGGCGACGCTGCTGTCGATCGGCGTGAGCGCGACCCAAGTCACGGCGCCGGTCGCCGAAGCCGGCGCCGTTTCGATTCCGTGAGGGGGCGAACAGCGAATGGAAAAACTCTTCCCAACTCGCCATTGCCACTCGCTGCTCGCTATACCCCCACTTCCCCGCAAGGCCCCGCTATGCCCTCCCTCGCGTGCGCCGAGAACGCGATCCAATGACCGTGCGCTCCGATGGCCGAGTCCGAGCAGAGAGAGCGCGCTCGGCCGGGCGGACTTTGTCACCCCGGCCTCCGACCAGCGGCAGGTCCTGCGCAGGATCTTCGTCGTGGCGCCGGACACGCCGGAGTCCCGACCGCCAAGCGATTGCGCTGCGATGTCTCTGCTTCCCGACGGCTCGGGATCGGCTATATTCGTCGACGGCGATCGGGCCTGCGCCCCGATCGAGCTCGGCAGAACGGCGATCGAGGTTCTGATGATGGTCGGGCGCAGCGACTTTGTGCATGCGGGGCGGGGGCTATGAGGAAAGAGGCGAATAGCGCGTGGCGAATGGCGAATGGAAAGCGCCGCCGGCGCCCGTTCCTTATTCGCTATTGGCCATTCGCGGCGGCGGCGATGGCCGCTGTTTCCTCCGCACACGCTCAAGACGCCGCGCAGTGCTCGACGGTCGCCCAAGCCGAGCAGATCGCGATCGTGTTCGGCGGCCAGAGCTTCGTCACGCTGACGCCCTCCCAGGCGGCTGTCGCGCGCTCCATGTTCTCGATCGCCACGCTCGAAGCCGCGCCCGGCGACGAGGTCGTGATATCGCTACATTCCGACGGAACGGCCTATGTGTATTTTCTCGATCGCGGTCACGACCAGGCTTGCTCGCCGATTCGGCTCTTCAAAGACGATGTCGCCGCCGTGATCTCGGCGAAAGGCCAGTAGCAAATAGAGCGCTAGGCCATGGGTTGCAGGCGATGCGCGGCGACCGCAGCCCCGCGCCGCCGACCTCGACAAAGCAGAGCGGCCAACCCCGGGAACGTTGGACCAGGCCCGATCGGCGCGGACGCGCAACGCGCCGCTCCGGCGGCGTGTTTGCGTTCCGCCTGAGCGTCGGTTCCCTGCTCGCCGTCTAACCGCCGGCTGCCGGCT